TTCGCCGCATTTAATACAGCTACTCAAATAGCTGAGGAAATACCTAATCTCTAAAAATATCACTATTCAACATTTTGAATAGATTCCATAGGAGCATTTTGTGTTGTGGACTTTCAACATAATCCCAATCATCAACTATCGACATGATGAGTTTGTTGTCATCAATCTCATCATTTTGACGAAAAGATTTGGGTGCGCGTTCCCCTTCACTTCTAACACTTCTAATGTAATCCGCTACGACATAAATAACTGCATCTAAAAGTTCTTCTCTCGCCATTTCCATCCATGAATCTTTTGGGGTACCCCACGTTCGGGTATCATCGTCGACTCTTACACCATGTTTATAACGTTTCAATCCGAGCTCGAGCCGCCCCAATATTTCTACGCGCGTTCCCATTTCCTCTAATAGAAGCCATACCCTTTAACCATTTTTTCTTGAGGGCTGTGAACTGTTTAGCAGTCATGGCTTTATTTCTACGAAGAGCTTCGTTCGCTGCCGCTTGTCTCCACCTATTTTTCATGTTATTAGGAACACCGGTCACATTAACATTCTTCATAACGTAGTTCCTCTCAAGATTACGCTTCCTCTGCATCTTCCAGTTTCTAACCATATCCTTCTTGATTTTATCGACTACCATCTTCTTGGGTACACCGAGCGCCTTATTCCTATTATTGGCACTGACCCTAGACGCAGCATTCTTAATATTCCTGATGTCTTGATTAAGATTGGGTTTGTAACGGTTCATCCATGTTTTGCCGTATTGCTTTTCGAGGTCCTTACGAATTGAATTATTGTCCAATCCAACTCTCTTTACACGTTGTTGCGTCTTTTGATTTTGAACCTTCGCTTTCTTCTCCCGTTGGACCTCACGTTTTGTGGGTTTGGGTGGAGGAGGAGGTTTAGGTTTATTCATATTGTTTCTAACAGATTCAATCTTCTTACAGAGGTCATCCTTTTTCTGTTTACCATTCGTGTTAATCTTGAGTACTTGAGCGATTTGCTTTATCTGGGGTAAAGTCATATCACGACAAAGTTTGCGTCCTATACGGAACGTGCTACCCTTTCCGGACAAGGAAACGTTCTTTACCTTGGTTGTCTTAATTTTAGACTTTTTCTTGATAGCATCGCAAATCTCACGCTTGTACATATCACGAGTAGAATTACCATTTTTAATTCTAAAGTTAACAACACCCATTTTACGCGCAAGGTCTATGAGTTCCTTTTTATCCATACGCTCACATTTCTTACCATCTATTTTGAGTGCGTTAATCTGATTCTTATTCAATGGCGAATTCTTAGTTTTACGCTTAATGACGCGTTTGGGTTTAGGTGGCGAAACGATTTTAGTTTTGCGCTTGGGTTTGGATTTTCTTTTCGGGGATGCCCTAGTTTTCTTTATTATAATATCTTGACCAATCGTGAACTGCCTAATAAGTTGCGATGTGGCCTTGTACGCATTTTCGAGAATGGCTGTATTTTTGGCACCCATAATCTGTATGGTACCAGCCTTTGTGATGTTAAGTGTGTATCCATTCATGGTCACATACATCATAGGCTGTAGTTCTGGTTCGTAGACGACGCTACCATACCTAGAAAACTTTTGCTGAATGTTGGGCATGTTAAAAACACCGTTTACGCTGAATTGGCCACTCAAATTATTGAATTGAATGGGACCGTAGAAATAGGGTTTTTTATCAGTGTAATTGTTCACGATGTAACGACGAACGAGTTCCGGTTGAGTAGACATGTGACTTACAAGTAAGCCACCCGAGAATCGAATCTTTCCATTTTTGTAAATGTTAACGTTTGTTCCCTGACTCTCACCATTTTCGTTGGATATGACCATTTTAAATTCAACGGTCACGAGAGACACATTCATATTACCTTTGAGTCCAAGGTTTCGGGTATGCCTGAGAGCTACCTTTTGTTGACCATATCTACCAACAATCTCCTTTGTTTCTATATAAAGACCGTCGGCAATTCGCATTTTAGGGAGGGGTTTTTTAACGATGATTTGTCTTAAATCGGTGACGACATCCTTTTGACCATATCCGCTATCAACACCCGCATTAAACATACCAGGTCTGAGTGGAGAAATTTCAATAGAGGATAAATCTGCAAACTCGTTGACTACAGCTGGATTCATTTCCGCGAGTGCCCTTTCAAACGCGGCTTCATTGATTGGAGGGACATCATCATTCTCGAATTCGCTTATGTTTATGGGTTCTCTCATCGCATTGTTTACTAATTTATTGACGTTAACGTCCGCGAATTCATTTTCAAGAGGGGAGTTGTTTTCGAATCGCGCGAATCGGCTCCGTGTAGGAGGAGGTGGGGGAGGAGGCCGCATAGCCATAGGAGGTACCTGTCGTTGCTGTAATTCAGGTCGGACGGGTTCGCGGAAGAATTGCTGACCACGCGCAATATCTTCCCTGCGAGCCATACGTTCTTGTCTGGCTCGCTCGTCCCTCCACATTTGCTCTTCAAGTTCTCGAGCAAAGTTGTTGTTGCTATTGGAGTTATAATTCGGACTTTGCCTTACGTCCACACCAGACTGCCTGACAAATTCTTTGACCGACTGGCTCATATTACTATTTATTAGGATTTTTTTTAATGATTGTTACCAGTCACCAATTCATCTTCCTTTAGGTCGACACCGAAAATGACTGGTTGTTTTGGGTATTGTCGTCCTCTATAAGAGACTGACTCATTTCTAACCTCAATATCATATGAACTGAAAGGACCAACGTAGAAATCTTCATGAAACTTGTGCTGCCCGAGGTTATTGTTCTTACAATGCGTATTGAAGGCGGTTACAAATAGGTTTTGAGGCACGTACTCATCCTTACCCTTTTCGACTATAGTAGACTCAAGGAAGTGGATGAGAGAGTTCGCAACCTTCGCCACCTGCATCTTGATGAGTTCAAAGTATTTCGGAACGACATTCCAGATATCGACGTCTGCGTACTTGTTCCTGTACTCGAGGTAGCCTCGTATGCACTTGAGTAGAATGACCGGTAACTCATTTTCGAGTTTTTCGTCAAGGGTAGGGTCAGCTTCACGCACTTGTTTGCTAAAGTTCCAAGGCAAAATACGACGCAAAACAGAACCAGAATTATCCTTCCACCCTGGCACTTCATTACCTCCCAAGACCCCTGGAACCTTCCAAACCATAGGAATAGCCTGCTTGTTCTTCACAGCGATGGATACGTCCTCACCGGACACGATAGATTGAAACTCTGCCTGTTCGAGTGAAATATCACCCTTAACCTCTGGTGCGATAAACATGAAGTTATCCATGATAGCGGAGAGGCCGAACTTCTTCTCGATATTATTCGAAAGTGTACCTACATCCTGACTCTCATAGAACTTCTTGAATACCTTTGTAATTAGGGTACTCTTACCACTCTTCGCAATACCCTTGAAGAATGGAATAATTTGCCACTTATCCAGGTCGCCAACGTCAAAGCATAGGCGCCCACCCATCACGTAGGCCCATTTACACACATCTGGTTCAAAGTTCTGATACTGAAGAACCCTTTCAAAGTTGGGTGTGGGGATATCTTCCCAATTTTCGATATGGGAATAATCGTTGAATTCTTGGTCAAAATACTTACAGGCAATGAGGGTAGGGTCTAGACGAGCAAACTCCTTACTGTCGTACGGGTAAAATGCACATCTATAGTATCCATCGTCCTTGTTAAGGGGGTTCGTACCCACCCACTCCTTACCAATGAAAACACCGTTCTTGAATGACCACACATATCGACGCTTCTCGATAGTGGGAAATTGTGAATCTTGACACTTACCAAGGTTGTCAATCACGTCCCTGTAAATAACTTGTCCTTTACTCGTAAAGTTCTTCCACATTTCAAAATTATCATCTTTGTTGGATAGAGAATATACAAAATCGTTGATGGACATCTTTTGTTCCCAGGCCCGGGTGTTGTATCCATCTTCAGTTTTGCGCTCTTCACAACAGAAGCCTTTGTATCTACGATACTTAGCCTTATAGAGTTCATCCAGGGCAAAGATAAGACACTTCTGGTAGGGTACTATGTTTTCCGTGTCTTCTTCACACATGGTAGAAGGATCTGAAGTTGAACTCGCCTGTGCGATGGCTGTGGGATTCACTACACGCTCGTATGCATTATAGTGACGCCGAACGTTATCGTATCCATCCTTTACTTGCTTCAAGATGTTGTGTACTCGAGTAATTAAATTTACGCCATCTTCATTTTCTTTTTTATCAAGATTAACTTCCTTGATTTGATTTTTTATATCTACCAAATATTTACGTTGTTTTTCACGGATACCCTTGATAGCCAGGATATCGATCTTAGACACCATGGGGTTTCCCTTCTCATCAAAGTTAGCAGCGTGTATGTATTGTCGGTAACCAAGTTCACGAGCCATTTTAAAATCCTCTGTTCTGAGGTTCCAAAGATTCTCAAATGTTCGAATAATTTTTTCAAATTCTGATTCTACCTTCATCGACTGGATATCCCGTTTTTGTAACTCCGCGAGTGCTTCATACTCGTTCGGGTCCTTATCGATGAAATGAATACCCTCCATATTTATATGATTTACAATTTTTCTCTCTAATTAATTTTTCAACTCACTCAAAATCTTTATAAGGATTTTATTTTGCATCTGAAGTTGTTGGGTGATACTGACTAGAGCCGTACATACGGTATCACCATCCTCGGTAGCGAGGAGGGAAGTCATGAGAGTCGCGACATCCACACCGTCGTCCTCGAACATCATTTCATCCTCGTCCATATCAATTTCATCATCGATGGGTTCATCCTCAGTCTCAGTCACAGAAACCACTTCCTCGGACTCAGACTCAGACACAATCTCACCCTCCTCGATTTCATTTTGCTCAGGCTGATTTGACATTTAATTTAGACCAAGAAAAATCAAAATCGAAAATGGCGCGTTTACCCAAAATTATTTTCTCTGCTTATAGTACAACAACTCTCAAAATGGCCGGTGGTCTTATGCAACTCGTAGCGTACGGTGCCCAGGATGTCTACCTTACTGGTAACCCTGAGGTAACTTTCTTCCAGGCGAAATACAAGCGCCACACTAACTTCGCGATGGAGAACATCGAGCAGACCGTCAACGGTACTGCCGCCAACTCCGGCCGCGTTTCCGTCACTGTTGCCCGCAACGGTGATCTTGTCGGTGACATGTACGTCGAGCTCCAGTCTGCCGCTGCGGCGTCTATCACTTCCAACGGCACCGACGATTCTTGCTGGGTCGCCGAGCGTGCGATTTCCTCCGTCGAGCTCTCGATCGGTGGTCAGCGTGTTGACAAGCACTACCAGAAGTGGTGGCGTCTCTACTCCGAGCTCTACCTCGATGAGTCCAAGAAGC